TACTCTTTCTAAAACAAATAATCTTCCAGTTTTATTTCCTATTTGACCCCACTCATATACATGGTGCATTTTTTTAGGATTTGCTCTGGCATAGTTATCAACATCAACCATAAATCTTTCACCTGTGATTGAAAACACAGTTCTAGATATTTGTTCTAGTGCTTTAGGTTGTAGTAATTGATCAAGTCCTGCGACTACCTCATCTAATCCCTGAACAAGTTGTTTTGTATCAATCTCAAGCTTCAGAGTCATCTTGTAGCTCAGTTCTTAGAAGTACTGACACATAATAAGAGACTGATCCAAAAGGATCAACTACTGCGTGTGATGACATTACTTCAAAAATTGTATCTGGTGCTCCAGTTCTGTCAATTTCAACAAATACTGATTTGCCTTTGTTTGTTCTAATATTTTGAATACGCCAACGCTTACTTAGAAGAGATGTTCCGTACATCTTAAGCTGAAACTTTTCGTTATAAATTTCATCGCCTGATGTTCCAAAAGTTTTGTTATCTGTTCTTGTAGAAGCACCACGTGCTTTAACAGGTTCAATACGGCATTGAATAGTTTGTGAATATACCCATTGGCGGGTAATTTCACCTGTATTGGCATCCTGTGTATTTTCTTGAATATAAACATCTGCGTTCATATTCATGATAGATCCTGCAAATGATACTAGGTTATTTAACATTAGATAATTACAATATTTGCCTTGCGGTATTGATCTAGGATGTTATCTACCATAACATTACCTGTACCATTAAATGCCCCGTTTGCCATCTTGAATGAAATTTCACTCAAGTTAACTTGTGACAAATACTTGTTCCTCCAGTTGTAGTCGTTTGACATAATATCCTGTTGCAAAAGCATTGAAGCAAGCTTAATATCTTCTGGAACATAATTGTAACCAATTTCTCCAACAAAACGATATAGGTAGGTATCTCTAAAACGACCCGATTCGTAAATGGTTGGATCCATTTCGTTGTTCCAGCCGTCTGGCCAGGCTGGGTACCAAATGCGAAGCTGATAACCAGTAGGGCTAATCTCTGTGTTATATCCAAAAGTATTGTAGACTGGACTGGTTGTTCCATCAAATACTAAAATTTGATTTTCCCAAATCTGATCCAACGAGAGCATCTTCTCTGTTAGCTGAATTGTATTTGCACCAATTCCGTAAATTTCTTGAAAACCATAATATTTATAAAACTTAATTCCTGTGTAACCTTCAATAATAGTTCTAGCCATCTTTTCGGTTTTAATAATTGTGTTTGGATCAAGATAGTTTGCTGCCCCTACTGTTCCACTATAACCTAGAAAATCCATGGTTTCTGGGATTGAAGCATATGGGGTTTCAATACTATAGTAATCAGTTGTCTTTACTGATACCCCGTTTTGTGTGTAAGACCAAACTACTTCAAGAACCATATTTACACTTGTTAAGTTTGGCGTAAGTTGATATGAATAAACTCCAGTTGCGGGTTCATCGTAAGCATTTAAATTTGTATAAAGGGGTGTCTGACTAATCACTCCGCCAGGATTATAGACATCGCTATCTGCGTTATATATTGAAAGGGTTGGCAAAGAATCTGCCTGTGATAATACACCGTTACTATATACCTCTAAGTAGATCTTTTCCTGGCTGTTTGTGTTGATTGTTTGCAATCAGAACACCCCCTATTTAATTTTTAAGCGTAGTACTCTTGAGCCTCACGAGGAGTCGCAAGACGGAAACCCTGTTCTGTATCAAAAATCTTTTGAGCGTCTGCTTCTGACATAGCCAAAAATGGATGCTCTTGTGTAAACTGAAAAACACCAACCTGATATGAATGGTTATTTCTTTCCATCTTTACAAGGACTTGGTTTGTTGTCTTTGACATAATTTTCTTTTCTCTTTTTTGCTTTTCAAACTCTGGTACTTCAATATCTTGCTTTTCAGCATTATCAAACTTAGCATACATCTGATAGCTGATGCCCTCTTCTTCAAGAGCTGCAATGATTTCTTGTTTTGTCTTTAATCCTTCTGTATCAATAGCAAAGGAATCTGCGACTTTTCTTAGTTCTGTAATTTTTAGATCTGTAAATGACATTTGACTTCCTCTCGTCATTGTTTATTATAGCATTAAATGGCTAAGGGGACTACATTTCTGTAATCCCCCGCCTTGCAACTAATTAAAATTAGTATGTCTCGCCGTTCAATCCACCTGTAACGTTTGAACCATTGTATGCTGATCCAAATGATGGGGTAGACATTACTGAGCCTGCTACTGCAATGTTCTTAACGATAACGTGTGCATCGTAGTTTTCCATTACGCAACCAACACGAATGAATAGTGTGTATTCAATTGTGTCCTTCTTTGGTTGGAACAAACGATAAACGGTTACGTCACGCTTGATACCAATAATGAAGTTTTGCGGGAATGTCAAGTGAACATCACCTGTGTTAGCTGATCCATTGTAAGTCTGGGTTTCGCTGATCAACGGAACGTTGATAACTGGAATTCCAAACGCAAAAGGAGTTACTGAACCTGGACCGCCATCGTTAGCAGCGACATCTCCACGGATGATACCTGAAGCGATATCAAATGGGTTGCCGTTACCAGCGTTAGCTGTTAGGTTGAATAGGTAATCCTGAACCAAGTTTGATCCTGTGAAGAAGCGAAGTTGGTTTCTGCGTTGCTTGTACTTACGTGGAAGGGTCTTGATAGCTTGGTTGAATACGGTCTTGTCAAGTCCATAACCAGCAGCGTCAACAACGTGTGCGTTGTTAAGTGCCAATGTACGGAAGCCTGCGAATGCTGACATCAAACCTGAACCAGTTCCAGTACCGTTAATAAGGGTATCCTCAATATCGTTACCAGCCTGGGTAGCCATAAGACGTGCAATGTGATCCTCTAGATCTGGACCTTCAATATTGTCTTCAAGAGACTCTGCTGAAAGTTCCCAGTCAAGACGGAGCTTGCGTGTTGTAAGAGATACCTTGTTAAATGTAGCATTTTGTGCAGAGAAAGTTGTGTTGTTAGCGTTTGTATAGCTATCACCACTTGCCACGAAGTTACGTGGGTTATCTTCCTGTGCGACGGTCATGATACGTTGTCCAACAGCAACACGATCAATTTCGGTTGTGTTTGAACGCATACGGATTGTACGGGCTGTCTTAGCCAAGATTGTTGCATCCCACATGTAATCCAAGAAGCGGTTAGCTTGATCTGGATATAGGAGACCGTTACCTGAAAGGGTAGCAGAGTCTGTAGATGCATTGACTGCTGAAGAACCGAGGTCCGTAGTATCAATTACTTTTTGTAGAAGTTCATTACTCATTTTTATTTCACCACCTTATTTTTTCTATATTTTTTATATGCTAGAAGCACTGAGGAAAGCACCTTGCCATATACTTTGTTTTGGTTTTGTTTGACCCATTGGAGCTTCTACCCCAATGGACTTCTGAACTGCAGTAGCAGATTCAAAATTCTTGAGTTGATGATCAACATACTCAATCTTTCCGAACATATCTGTTACTGACTTACTCAAGGTTTCGTACTTTGTAGCGAGATCTTCATTTGCCTTCTGGATATCCTCATATGCCTTGGACAAACGAGCCATTTCAGCTCTGGTCTCGTTAACAATGTTATACATGTCCGCTACTGTTGCTGCGTGTGTAGCATAGTTAGTGTTGGACTTTTCTAGTGACTCACCAAAGAAGGCTTTAAGGTCTGAAACCATCTTCTCAAAATCAAGTGTATCTTCAACTTCAGAAATCTCTGCAGCCTTTTCAACTGTAGTATCTGCAATCTCCGAAACAGATGAAACTTCTTCGGCAGGAGTCTCAACATCAATTGACTTCTCAATTGTTGCATCTGTATTTTCTGTCATTTTGTTACCTCCTTCGTTGAGCGAAATCTCTTCACTCTTTTTAAGTCCGTCTTCAAACGTGACTTTTTTCTTGCTATTTTGATCAGGATAAAGATTAATGGTAGCGTTGCTATCAATGACATTACCTGCCAAACCTGGTGCAGCTGTTTCGCCAGCTTCGTGTGCGGATGTTGGTGCATCATCTTTCTTAAAATAAGAATCAATTACTTTTTCAATTGCTTCAAACTTCTCTGAATCCTTTTGTTCAACCCATCCAATGTTTGTCATAGGTGCATCGCAAACAACGCAATCCTTTGACATTGCTTCTGATGTTGAAGCAACTTCATCTTGCTTACACCAGAAAACATTCTCTAGGGTAATGTCTGCAATCATTCCTTTTACAAATGTGCTTCCATCTACATTCTTTTCAATAGAAAAAAAGTTTGCAAGCTGATTTGCTGGTGAATCTACTAGTGAAAGTTCATGAAGATCGTAGTCATGAATAACACGACGTGTTTCGTTCTCCCCGTCAACTTTCTCCATCTTTGCATCATTGATGTTGCCACCAATAGAAAATCCAGAATAAGTACCGTCTAAGCACTTCTCCCATGCATCCTGTGCACCCTTTGAAATATAAGCAGTTACATAAACTCCGTTATATTTCTTCTGTGTTTCTGGGTCAAAAAATGTATCATGCTTAAACTTAACCATCTTACCAACTGCTGTTGGCCCGTGCATCTCACGGATATTTCCTCTGAATCTTTCAAAGGCTTTCTTATTTGCATC